TTTTTGCCAGTTTTGCACAAAGCCTAAAGTTGGCTCTCTCCCGATCTGCTCATGTTCAGGGAATTGGTTCAAACTTGCCGACTTTGACTTTGATACCCAATTCTCCATTGCCCAACAAATCTTTAACTCACAGAAAGGTACTGCCAACAAAGAAACTGACTGACCCTGAGTTTGTATATACAGACTCAACCAAAACAAACATTTCAAAAACTTTTCAAGAATTTAAACAGGAGTGAAGATGAATCAAGAACAGGTGTTGATGTTGCTCAACAAGAACGTAAATGAGCATACCGAAAAGAAAGCCAACCTAACCTATCTCTCATGGGCATGGGCATGGGCTGAAGCACTAAAGGCAGACCCTACAGCCATATACAAGGTGGATATGTTTGGCGACAAGTGCTACATGGACATAAACGGCACAGCAATGGTGTTCGTCACAGTCACCATGTTTGGCAAACCAATGACTTGCCAACTTCCAGTAATGGACTACCGCAATAAAGCCATCCCTAACCCTGACGCATTTGCAGTCAACACCGCCATCATGCGTTGCATGACTAAGGCATTGTCATTACATGGCTTGGGTCTGTACATCTATGCTGGAGAAGACTTGCCCGAGGGTGACTCAGGTTCAGATATAGATGTAGGCATGATGATTGACCACTTGGCGGCTATTGATGCGGCTTCAACTTTAGAGGAACTCAAAAATGTATACAGCACTGCTTACTCTGCTTGCGCTGGTGATAAAGGTTGGCAGAAAAAGGTAATTGATGCAAAAGAAAAGCGTAAAGGAGCATTGAAATGAGCGATGTAGAACAAGGCACACCCGAATGGTTTAAACAGCGTTGCGGTAAAGCTACTGCCTCTCGTATCTCTGACATTGTTGCCAAGACAAAGACAGGCTACAGCACCAGCAGGGCTAACTACATGGCTCAACTGGTAGTCGAGAGAATGACTCAGACTGTTGCTGAATCCTACTCAAATGCGGCTATGGAATGGGGGATTGAGAATGAACCCTTTGCCCGTGCCGCATACGAGGCTAAGACAGGCAATATGGTCGATCAGGTAGGTGCTATTGACCATCCAACTGTTCCTATGTCTGCCGCCTCTCCTGATGGCTTGGTGGGTGATGATGGATGCCTAGAGATCAAGTGTCCCAATACGGCAACCCACATTGATACCATTTTGGGAGATGAGCCAGCAAAGAAGTATTACGACCAAATGCAATGGCAGATGCGATGTGCAGATAGAAGTTGGTGCGACTTTGTGAGTTTCGACCCACGAATGCCTGAACACCTACAACTGTTCATCAAAAGAATCGAGCGCAATGATCGTTACATTGCAGAACTCGAAAAAGAGGTTATCCAGTTTCTTGCGGAAGTGGATGACAAGGTTAAAAAACTCAATGAAATTAAGGTGTAAATATGGAAGTTACTTTATCAAGATTGCATGAATTGTTTGATTACAAGGATGGCAACCTGATATGGAAAATTGCAAAAGCACAAATTATTAAAGTTGGAGACATTGCTGGAAATGTAGATAAATACGATGGGTATGTACGCATTGGAATTGATGGAAGTATTTATAAAGCACACCGCTTAATTTATTTTTATCACAATGGGCATTTACCTTCGTTTATTGACCACATTGATGGCGATAGATCAAACAACAAAATTGAGAATTTGAGGTGTGCGACAAAATCGCAAAACTCAATGAATCAAAAAATCAGCACAAGAAATTCATCGGGTATCAAAGGCGTAATGTGGCACAAGAGAGATCAGAAATGGTTTGTTCAAATAAGAAAAAACAAGAAGTGCCATAGCTTTGGATATTTCAATGATAAAGAGTTGGCAGAGTTGGTTGCGATAGAAGCAACTGATTTGTTACATAAAGATTTTTCAGCGTACAAAGGAGTTCTAAATGGATGAAAACCAAAGAGATAACAGTGGCGTGATGTTCAAAAACGATAGGCGTGAAAAAGAATCACAGCCTCACTATAAGGGAAACATCACAGTTGATGGTCAGTCCTACTGGCTCTCAGCTTGGATTAAAGAGGGTAAATCAGGCAAATTCATGGGTCTTGCAGTAAGCCCTAAAGAAGAAGCCAATACTTCCTCGCCAAAGAAGAAGCCCTCAAGTGGCTTTGACGACATAGAGTCCGATATTCCCTTCTGATGTAACACAACGGGGAAAGCGCAAGTGAGTACCCACTAACTTTTTAATTGATAGGAGTTGATATGAGTTTAGATGACACACATTTTGGCGGCAGTGTAAAGAAGTTCTTTGACTTGCCAATCTTCAACAGGGTTAGATGTTCCGACCCAGTAACCAGCTATGAAGCCGCTGATGCCGCTAAAGACTTGGCATCCAAGCATTTCAGCATCATTGTGGACTGTTTAAAGGCTCATGGTGCGCTTGGTAAAGATGGCATAGCCACACATACCAACTTAGACAGAAATCAAGTCTCACGCCGTTTAAACGAACTGGAGAAGATGAATCTGATTCAGTTGACAGGCAGGACTGTAAAGTCTTCATCGGGGCGCAATGAGCGTGAATGGAGGGCAGTCTAATGTGGGATGTACTCGTGACTTTTATGCTGATGATGTTTGGCGCATTTGTCGTGATTGCCTTTGGTGCAATCCTCATTGGTGCGCTTTATTTCCTACAAAACGAGGCTGACAATGACTGAAGAAGATGAAGCATTCAACGATATTGAACGACAAGCCAAGCAACGCCAAGAGTCTGTCAAAGCAAACTTCCTAAGACCCAAGTCGGCACAGGAGTTCTATGACGAACTACGCAATGGCGTTATTGATGAAGTTGTTAGAGAGGTTAGGAGATTAACTTCCTTTGGCAAAGATACCATTGACAGTTTGGCTGTTTACATTGAGGGAATGAAGAAGTGACACAAGATGAAATCATTGAGATGGCTAGACAAGCTAGTGTTTGGACAGAAGCGGACTGGGTGTTTGCTGATATTTTGAATCCAAAGATTGAATCCTTTGCCAAATTGGTGGCCGCCAAAGAACGTGAATCCATCATACAAATCATTAAAGCCATGCCATTCAGTAATTGGTTTCAATTTGATGTGATTGAAGCCATCAGAGCAAGGGGACAAGCATGACACAAGATGAAATTATGGGTATGGCCAAAAAGGTTGGCTTTCCAATACGGCATCCTGATTGGCAAAAAGCCGCAGAAGAATTTGCCGCATTGGTGGAAGAGAAAGCAACAGAGAAATCCAACGCAAGAGCCAATAGTTCTTGGACATTGATGTGCGAAAAGATGGTTGTGCTTGAACGTGAAGCCTGTGCAAAGGTGGCTGATGGATTTATTGGTGGCGATGTGATTGCTGAACGCATCAGAGCAAGGGGACAGGCATGAGCAACGTCATTCTATTCAACGGCATTACCAAACTTGACCTCGACCCCGACATGGTGCTTGAAAACACCAAGGGAAAACTGGAGGTTGTAATCCTGATCGGTTACGACAAGGAAGGTGAAGAGTATTTTGCCTCGACCTACGCCGATGGCGGGGATGTTCTGTGGTTACTTGAGCGCATGAAACTTCGCTTGCTGAACGTGGGGGAAAAGGAATGATTGAAGTATTGAAACAGATGTATCAACTATTGTTGACTGAGCCTCATGCGCCAGCAGTATGTGACCAGCTTGAAGTTATTTTGCGTAAAGCCATTGCAGAGTTGGAAAGCCAAGAGCCTTGCGGTTGGCAGTTTTACCAAGATGGTAAGTGGCACAACGGCATGGAAACAAACAACCATAGAGCAAATACAGAATCTGCTGGAATACCTGTGCGTGACGTTTACTCCGCACCACAACTCACAGAGCAAAACTTTTGCTCACGATGCGGCAAACGCACAGCAGACCTGACCACTATTCACACTTGCACACCACCACAGGATTAACACATGACACAAGCAGAAAAAGTATTTGAAGCAATGATGCGAGCCAAAGGGCATACAGATTTCAGTACAACAAAAGGTAGATATAACATTCCTGCCCTGCAAACCCGATGGAACTACTTTTTGATGGGATGGGAAATGAGAGGTGTGTTATGACATTTAGACAGTCAACAATCAAGTACGTCAAAGACATAATGAGAGCAAGAACTATCTATGAGGTAATTGCCAAAGAACTGCAAGAGGCGCATCTACGCAAATTAGAGGCAGAAACTGCCGCCGAATATGCTCGTGCCGCCATTCAGTACAACGATGCAAGAATTGCTAGACTTCAGAAACGACTTTTAGAACATACCCAAGAGGGCGATTACACATGAACAAACCCAAAACAGCCTTTGATTGGAAAGGCGAGCCAAGTATTTGGACAACCGATAAGAAGCTAAAGCAAATAACAGCGGGTCATATCCTTGGTAAAAACGCAAGAGAACGCATTGCCATGACAGAAAAGAAAGAGTTCCTGATCTATTCAAGGGCTAAATTAAAGAATGATTCGTAAGATAAGAACCTTTTACGGCAGACGCAATGGTCAGCATGGGAATAAAGTAACCACCATTGACCGAGGTGAAGCATGGCTATGTGAGAAGTGCGGGGAGGTGATCTTCTTTGAACACCTTGTCCCCAAACACTTCTGCAAGCGGCTAATTAAGCCTGTAGTCCTTGGAGATACTGGGTCTTCCCTGCCACCTTGACAGCAGTCAATTCCTGCTTCTTGAGGTTATTGGGGTCATACGACACATGAACCCAACCAGAGTCGGGTATACCCTGTGTGTAGAATTCCAAGATTAATTGTGTATAGTCCAAATTGTCCATAATCCATTGGGCGAGATCAGCATTGGCAACGCCAGCAATCTCAATGTCTGCCGCCATACCTTTGCAGTGGTCTGAGGTCTTAGAACCACCAACAGCGGCATTGGACTCAGGGCTACGATAGGCAGAATTCACAGTCACAGACTTACCAAAATGCTCACGAACAGGCTGAAGCACCTTGTCGCACAAAGTCTTAAGGTTGTCAATGGCTTCTTCATCAGGTGTGTTGTCGATACCAAGACGGGTAGCGGTGTCAGATTTCGTTAGTTCTTTCAAAGAAAAATTGGCAGATAAGTTCATTTATTTAACCTTTCGTTGTAAAAATTGATGGATTATGGGTGGAAGCTGTCACAAATGAGAGATAGGATTTTACTTGGCAATAGTGCCATAACCAAGGGGAATATCATGTACAAGATTGAGATTAACATTGCAGAGTGGGAATTTGGAGATGACTCAGTAACTATTGAGACAGATGATTTTGACAAGATTGCAATCATCCAAGAATTCATCGAGTTCCAGCAATTGCATGGCTGGTGCGTTGATTATGACGTTACCGAAGAATTTGCTGACAACCAGTCCGAAGAAGAAGTCAGCGAAGACGAAGTTGACGAAGACGAAACCTATGAAGACGAAGAATCCGAAGAATACGAAATCGGAGAGATCGTAGAAGACGAAGATGGCTTAGTCTGGGTTCGTGTGTCATAATTCAGGTGCAGTTGTTACTTGCAGGGGGGTCTTAGGACTCCCCTTTTTTTATTCAATATCGTGATCTGCTTCTATGTCCCTAGCTAACTGTCGCCAATCAAGACTACGGCGGTAAAGCGTGTATATACGCTCTTCAGTTAAAGGTTCAGATCGGCGGTTGAGCCTGTCATTTGCTTGTGCCAAAGCAAGTTGCGTTTCATGCAATATATTATGCAGTTCTTTGATTTCTGATCTGAGATAAGCTACAAGGTCATACGTCATATACCTTACCCCTAAACTCAACTTGACCTTCAGCCCATTTATGGACTAACTCAGGCCAAAGCAATTTCCCATTATGAAATGTCAGTACAGCAAACCCTGACCTCCAGTTAGTAGGAGAGTCTTCAAGATAGTTTACAAACTGCGCCCCATCAATATCTGCCAATGTGCCTGTATCCACGCCAAACCTGTTTCCTTGGTAGTCAGCATACGGGGTCACTTTAAGGCTGTGTAGATGCCCTGTAACGATGCTTACGCCAGCATTGACTGTATTATTGTGTGTAGCGTGTATACCGCCCTTCCAGCGATGTTTAACCACTACATTCTCTGTAGGCCAGCAAGACCAGCATGGATGCCATGCAGGGAAATGATCTTTCAGGGAAAAGCCCTTAACTTGCTCATATTGAGGCGCATTGGCGGCTAGGCGGTTCTCAAACCTAGCATCATGGTTACCAAGTGTCCACACTAGGTTTACATTATGTCTTGCTTTCTTGGCGGCTTCCTCTATCTCGCCCATTGCCAGTTCACAGGCCTTCAACTCTTGTATAACACTTGGCGTTGAGTCCCATCCAATGCGAGGATAGCGAGAGATACTAGCGCCATCAAATATATCTCCATTGGCAATGACAGCCTTGGGCTGAAACTCCTTAATCGCCCAAAGAAGACCCTTGTACGCTGTTGTATGGATGCTAGGCCAGAAGTGAGCATCACTAAACACCAAAACAATGCCATTCTCAATCCCCAATTGTTTGCGAACTGAATTTTCTTTGATGGTTTGATGCTTACTATTCTTTGACTTGAGTGATTCGCCGTACTTAACTTCTAAGTTGTTTTTGCGCCTAATGATATTACGCATATCCATGCCAACAGCTTTGGCAAAGGCACTGGCAGATTCATAAGTTTTCCAAAGTTCAATGAACTCTTGATCGCTGTAAACAGTTTTACCCATGACAACTCCAGTAAAGTTGTCTGAAATTAAACTAAATCAATGACAACAGCGTGAATCTTAACGTGATTTGTTCAAAGTTTGGTAAACATTGTTGTTATAATAGCGCAGAGAACAGGGATTGCAGTCCCTGCCTCCACTTTCCAAACCATTGTCAAGAAAGGACAACAGCATGAACAAAGACGATTTTAAACACATTAATTACAACCCTGATACAGGTTTGTTTTTCTCCATCACAAATATTGAAACGCCAATTGGCACAATCAATAAAAGTGGATATGTTATTTTTAGGGTAAATGGGAAATTACTATATGCCCATAGAGTTGCGTTTTTTCTTATGCATGGTTTTTTACCAAAAATGGTAGACCATATCAATAGGAATCGATCTGATAATAGATTAGCAAATTTGCGTGAAGCTGATGCAAAATTGAACTCAGAAAACTCCAAAGGTTATGGAGTTACCAAGCCAAAACATACGAAAAAATGGGCTTCTTCTATAACGAATAATAGGAAGCGTATTCACTTAGGGTATTTTGATACTGCCGAAGAAGCAAACAAAGCCTACCTCTTAGCAAAACAAAAATACCATCCTAACGCTCAACCTGAATCAGCGATTTCCTAACTGATTCATAAGCATCAATACAAGCATTCAGTTGTCTGATGGCTTTGTCTCCATCGTCTGTGATGGCGACAAGAGATTTAGCAACCTCTCTGTCAAGTTCGGCTGTTGCTTGAACGCTATCTCCGCTGGCAACGGGGGTATCTGTGGGGGCGTGTACGGGGCAGTCGGGGGCTTTGACAGGAATCCGCAACTTGAGAGCGCCAGAGTCAATGTCAAAGTTGCGCTTTTGTTGAGCAAGTTTCGCATCTAGATTTGCTTTCTGAAGTTTTGTAGATTGAGTCTGAACAGCGGCTATGAGGGCTTTTTCCTTCTCCCTAGCTTGGGCATTCAGGGCGGCAATCTCAAGTTGTTGACGAGTAACCTCATCATTTGACCCCTTGAGATAACCACCACCGAAAGAACTAACTACCGCCATCAGGATGCCTAGAAGCACCCAAGGATTAAACAGGCTCATGGTGCGGGTGGGTCATTGTCAGTTGCTTCAGCCTTGGCACTGGCATTGGCAATAGCCTTAACACCAGAACGACCAGCAACACCACCAAGCACACCAGTGATAAACACCATGATGGTGCTGATCTGTTGGGTGTAAACCTTGTCGATTGCCGCCATACTGCCATTCATAGGCTGTGTGACAAAAGAAACTGAGTACAGGAACATACCCATAGAAGCCAACAGAATGGTCACCAAGACCACAATGACAAATGCCCATACCCTGACTTCAATCTCGTCAGCAGTCAGGCGATTATTAGGTTTATATCCAATGGTAGGCATCACTTTTTCTCCTTTTCTGGGGTTACTAGAAACTCAGGGCAAGTACCAGCGGCGGTACAGATTGGCGGCTTGCATTCAGCGTTTTGCCAATTCTGGGGGTCTTGGCAAGGATACCGATAGCGGTCATCACAACCAACTAACAGTACCAGTAAAACTGATAAACCCCAAATACAGTAAATATTCATTTCTGCTTCTCTCTTTCTTTCTGTTCAACTTGTCTTCTGAGTTTCTCGACCTTCTCTACTTGCTGTTTGGCTTCATGCTTGGTTTGCAGTACATCCATGTACAACATACCCAAAATAGGCAACAGCAATATGACAAGAACACAAGCGGCAATCCATCCCATTACGCTCTCCCAATCCTGCTTACCATACCTATCATTAACCAAAGATATAGGAGGAACAGGAAAGCTACCAACAGGTATGCTTGTTTTTCTGCTAGGAGTCGCTCCCTTTCCTTTCGTAGCCATGCTTCTGCATCCCGCTTCTTCCTTGCCTTTTCTTGCTCTCCAGCAATGATGTCTCTCATGCTGAACACTTCAGAATACAAAGCACCCATCTCAGGGGGCGACTGATAGACCATGCACTCTCGTATCTGAACTACCAATCTCTCCATCTCTTGTTGCGCCAAAACCCTGTTTAGGGCTTCTTCCATCAAGTTCACATCATCAGAAAAAACAACAGTCCTAGCCTTCTCCTCTGACTCCCTGATGTGCGCTTCTAACTGCTCCTGTAGCTTGAAAAACTCAGTTAGGTTCTTAACTATCTCAGCTTTGACTTGAGTTTCGTCAACAGCAACAAAATCAGATTTTTTAGGCTTCCCAGCAGGCTTTGCAACTTGAGGTTTAGGTTTATTGCCAAAGAATCCAAGAAGCGTACCCCAGATTCCTTTAACCTCTTTGCCAATGGCAACAACTTCATTAGCAGTGTTCCTGATTTCAACAAAAGACTCTTTAGCTTGCTTGTAAAGGTCACAGCCAGCTTGGATGTTTTTAACCAAGCCAGCCGCAAGAAGACAAATAGAGATTGGGTCAATGTGTTACTCCAAATCTGTTGGGAATCTTAATTGTGGAGGCATACGTTCAGATTTGTTGTACTCAAAGATAGCACTTGGGGCTAATACAGCGCCAGCTTGAGGAGAAACGCCTGTCAACATTCCTCCAGCTTTCCTCATCAGATCAGGTCTTGAGCGCAACAACGCATCCAATGCCTTTTGACCAGCAGGGCTATACATGGTTGGAACTGTTGCCGCCAGAGGGATTCCAATTTGAGGTTGAGAAAGCATACCCAATCCACCAAGAGTAGATGCGGCAACTCGACCCTCTAATGTGGCTCTTGACTGATCTCCAAGTACATCAACTGCGGCATCTGATATTTCTTGACTCTTGGCGCTTCCTTTTGCAAATGCAGATTTGCGTCTTGTCATATCAGCCTGCCTGACAGCAGTAGAAAATTGCTTTGGTGTAAACACACCACTTGGAGCGCCAGAATTGGCGGCGGCAATGTTGATTACAGATAAGTCGGCATAAGCACTGTCAATCCTACGTAATTTTGGCGTTTGCTTTGGGTTTTGAAAGTACAGTTCTTTTTTCATTACACCCAAAACATCGCTAAGTGCCTGACCAACATCTCTTTCTGACGCAGTGGAACTATTCATATAGTTACTTGCTTTTTTACGCAAGTCTGACTCAATGCCTTTAAATGTTTGACCATCTATCTTTTGACCAGAAAACTTCCCTAAAACTATGTCGTTTAGTGTTTGAGCAACCTCTTGTCTCTGGTTTGGAGATAAATTTGTCTTCTTGCTCAAAGCAGAAAGGATATTGCTTGTGGTGGCAAAATCCAAGTCAAATGACATTTTTGACAAAACGTCATCGTATTGATTTGAAACTTGTTCTGATGCGTACTTGATTGCATCTCTGCCAATTACATCTTCAGGCAATTTATCTTTGACTTTATCTAACGCCTTGTTAATCACGCCTTTATTAAAGTCAAACAAAACACGCTGTCTTGCGTTTTCTATACTAGAGCCGATCAAAGGTAGATTCTGTGCAAATTCTTCTATTGACTTGAATTGACCACCCAAGGTTTGCCCTGTTGTTGGCGTGATACCTAAATCACGCATTGTTTGCTCGGCTTTAGAGATAAGAGGATTCAATACTCGACCAGCACCAGCAACAATCCTTTCACCAAGTGGCGCAGTAACAGCACTAACTCCTACTTGCTCTGCTTTTTGTGGCAAGAACTCACCCTCACCTGTAACAGGTTGCATTACTCCACTGGTAATGCCTCCCGCTACAGCTTGAGCCGTTTTTCCATAGCCAGCACCTCTGGCTAATTGAGCCGCCCTAGTAGCAGGAACAATACTCGCAGGATTTATGACGTTTCCAGCTAATCTTGAAAAATCAAATCCAGTCTCACCACGAGCCTGACGCTGTTGCTGATAAGCCTGTTCTTCAGCACGAGCAAGTTCATCCATGCGCTGTGCCTCGCTTGTAAAGAACTCACTTACAGGGTTTTGATAAGCGCCAAATCCAGATGTTGCTCCAGCCAATGCACGAGGCAAAAGTTGAGCGCCTCCAGTAATAGGGTCTCTTAAACCCATTAAAAACCCTGAAGATGGTGGAGTTACTTGAGGTTCACCAGATATAGCTTGAGCAATCTGCTCATCAGTCATACCATCTGGAAACTCAATTACATCATTACCTACTTGAACATAGCTTGGCATCTTATTCTCCAGAGATGGATTCAACTTTTTTGGTCTGTGGGTTATACCGCTTAGTTGGTTTTGGTTGAGATGGTATTGATTGGATTGGCTGTAAAGGTAAAGCCTCTCCAGTTTTCCCTGACTCTGCTTGTTTTTGCAAGCGAGCAATATTGTTGGCAATTTTCTTTTCAGCACTTGCCAAAATACGCCTCATGGATTCTGGTTCTAAGCGTTGATCGCCAGCAACAACTTTTTGCAGATATTTCAACTCCTCATTAGAGTCATTACCACCAAATTGTTGCAATCTTGGAATAACAATTTCGCCAATATTTGCCAAGAAAACTTCTGTGTTTTGAACTTTCTTGGGGTCGCCAATACCAGTGAATTTTGCAATAAAGCCTTTTTCAGGGCCATATGCTCCAGCATAGATTCCCTTGTCAATCAATTTCAAAGCATCACCAACACCAGTTTTTAAAGAGTATTGACTTTCAATATTTGCAACATTTTCTCCAATGACTTTTCCAGCCGCTTTAGCCGCCGCCCCAGTATCAACAGATATGCCACCAACAAATACATTTCCTTTGCCTTGAGCCGCACCTTTAGTTTCTTGATTTATGTAATCAAGCATTCGTCTTTGGAATGGCTCAGTATCTGGCGTTAAGCCAGCTTCAATAAGTTTTCTAGCAAAGTCAGAATACTTTTCTGGCTTCTCGCCTTGATAAATGGGTTGTCCAGTTGTTTTTGACACCAATGCGTTTCCAACAACAACAACATCATCCTTTGTTTTCTCAAGCAAAACTAAATCAGCAACATTTTGAGATTCTTGGTATTTAGCCAAACTTTCAGGAGTGTATTTTCCAGAACGGATGATCTGTTGGAATGGGTCAGCACCTTGTCGCTCTCTAGTTCTTTGCTGAATAAGAGCATATTCACTCATGGCTTTTCTACCAGCATCAGCAACAGCTATAGCAAACTGTTGGTCACCAGATTGAGCCGCTATCTCAGCAATCTTCATATAAGAATTAGGGTCATTTGGATTTAGTTGACTAGCCAACTGTTGACGCTGAGAGATCATCTTCAACTGTGGGTCTTCACCGCCCAATGCACCACCAATAGCACCACCTAGCTTTTGACCAGCAAGGAAAGTCCCATAATTAGCACGAGCCATTGGGTCAAGATTTGCATACTGAATAGCTTGAGCCTGTTGTGCTTGCTGTTGAGCAAGTTGGTACTGTTCAGGAGTAGTAAATAAACCAAGAATTTCTGAGGTTGCCATGATTACTCCTTAAATTTGTTGTCCATCATAGGAAAAAGTAGATGGCTGTCTATAGTATTGACCTTGAGCCGCCAACATATCATTTTGTGCTCCTGTCATTCCACTTTGAGTTTGACCACCTCCAAATAAGTTTTCAAATCCAGTTTGCAGTCTTGGGTTGCTACCAAGTCCCTGTAACAAACCAGCTAAAGGACTATATCCTTGTCCAGCTTGTTGAGTCTTAGCGGCACTCATACCACCAGTTAACAATGATTGACCAACATTACCACCATAAGCCGCCGCTTGACCACCCAAACCAGCACCCAATGTCAAAGGAGATTGACCCAACTTTTCAAGTGATTCACTAGTGCTTAAATAGGTTGTAAATGGACTCAATGCGCCAGTTTGACCAGTTTGGTATTGATTCAACAAATTAGAACCAGTTTCAAACAATCCAGTACCAAACGCAATATCCTTTTGACCAGCTTGCTGTGCTTGTGCCGCTAATGTTGCATCCTGTTGAGCAATAGCGTTGTAGTAGGCTTCTAACTCAGGTGTAGTCGCACCCAATCCAGCCGCACCACTTGGGCGTGTACCTGTAGCACCTACAGATAAGCCACCACGACCTTGTTGGAATAACTGGTTCTGCAACTGAGCCATTTGACGCTCACG